GACCATCTTCCCATCTCTGTAAGCGTACCTTGTGACTGTCATAGCAAAATTATGATTATTTTCTTATTTAACGCAAATTTTAATTAATGTTTTAATGTATTATTATTAATAGCGTTACTCGTTAGCTTCATCTTTAGCTAAAAACATAAATAAGAACATCGCAAACTCTTCTTCTTCCTGTTTCATTAGCTCAATAGCTAGTAACTTTAGCTGTTCCCTAGCATTAATAACTGCTTGAATTGCCTTGCCTTTCTTTTCCCCCTCATATTTTTGGACTAACTTTAGAAACTTATCTGCTTTCTTTTTTAATTTCTTACTTCTTTTCTTTTCTTCCTTAATCCCTATAGCAATTGGGGTGACAACAGCCCCATAATCGAATTGCTTGAATTTAAGGAGGGTTGTTAGCATTAATGAGATGCCTCGATTTTAAACCCTGCCCCTTCTCCTTTAAAGTTAAGCTTAAAAATATAAAGCCCCCCAAGTAGAATGATTATAACTAAAACAGTGACAGTCATTAAGTGAGATATCAGATTTACTTGCCCCTTGCCCTGGAGAGCTGCGAAAGCCTTCTCTCCCATATCCTCTAAGATATTAGCTATTCGAGGCATAGCGTCAGTATTCCCTGCAATCTTCTGTAGAGCTCCTAGATCCTGTTGAACTTTTGTAATCATAGTTTCTACCCTTTGAGCAGTATGTAAATTTTCTTTTGCTATATCATGAATCTCTTCTAATAACTTTTGCATATTTAATACCTCTTAGATAATTCGTGCCATCTTTTTGCGGTTATGTAAGTTCCGTTACAGTCCCCATTAGATCCTGTACAATTCGTCCCATCCCATGAACAACTGTATGAGCTGCCAGTACAACTCCCTTCGTCCGAGTATTGAGAACATCCAGACCAAGAGCATCCGCCAGTAGATGAGCAAGAACTTTCGTTATTATTATAAGCGGAGCAATTAGCGGTCAGCTCATGGTAAAGCAACTGAGTTGCATCTTTGTAGTTAGCTAAAGTAAGAGAACTAGAACCATCTACATCTTGCCCCGTATTCGCTTGTATAATGCAATCTGCGCCCGATGAGGTAATATTCTTGAACCAGTACCAGCGCCCGTTATAAGTAGAGCTAAGGCTAGGGAGTGTCATTGTAACCGAAGTCGCCCAAGTACATCCCGTTTCTGCACTACAGTTCACCGAGTCATCAATACCTGAACAGGTAGGAGAACCGGAGCAATAACCGCCAGATCCAATGCAACTACCAGTATTGTAGTTACCATTACAAGAGTAACTATCGTAGCTACCAGAGCAGGAATCATAATAAGTGTAACTAAGGCAAGAACTTTCATCGGATTGGGAAGAGCAATCTCCACCACCAGAGCATGACATTCCATCCCAAGAGCAATACCCATAGTTTACCGTACATCCAGAAGTCATCGAGCAAGTAGATTCATCAAAACCAGAACATGACTGAGGATTATTGTCCCAAGAACAATTTCCCCCGTAACTATCGTCTTGACTTAAACAGCTAGATTCGTCTGGTGCGCCAGAACAACTAGCCGTTTGATAAGAGCATCCGTAGCCTGAGTTAGCATTACAGTTAGTCTCGTCATAGTTCCACTGAGAGCAGTCAACTACATTCCAGTTACAACCTCCGTGACTATCCCTAGCTTCGCAATTAACTTGCGTTGAGTAAGTAGAGCAAGCGTTAGATGGAGTTCCCGAACACGCATTTGTTGAGGCGTTACACAGGATTACCGTAGCGTTAGTTGAGAGAGTCCCCGTTGAGGTGACTACTTCGCTCTTAAACTCCGAAGTTCCTTGAACTTCCAGAACACTAGAAGGCGTTCCGGTCCCTCCAGCTTTCATGCTTGTATACGCTGATATGTACCCAGAGTTGTGATCATATCCTGAGATACACTCACTAGCAGAAGCCGAACCAAATCCAGACAAACTTTGCAGATGTCGACACTGCCCTGAAGTTATCCAATCCTGAAGACCTCCCGAATTTGTCGCCCCAATAGCTGCCTTAAGACTCCCCGATCCAGACCCAAAATAAAAATCCAGCCAAGAATAACTCCCTGGATTCAAGAATTTCATGTGCCGAGTAGTCCCCGGTTGATAGTTCGAGGCGGACAAACTTATCGTTTGTTCTTTAGTAAAAACATTAGCCTTATTCTGCCGAACGTCAGGAGCCGTCACAGGTTGAGCTAGTGCGATAACCGGAAAGAAGACTACAAAGAGAAGTAAGCGAATCATGTCAGCTCCACGATAGCGAGAGTCTTAGTCCCCGAACCGGCGTGAATCGCTCTTACAAGCCCCGTGTAGACAAGCCCTGTAATGAGTAGCGGAAGAGAGGAGCCTGGAGTTAGTAGCGTCTTGGAAGTTGTGGCAGTACCACCCCAAGATAAGTAAATATCAGTATCGGAGATATTCTGGATGTAGCCACCCTTCCGATTAGCGTTAGCTGCCAACACCTGAGAGCTAGAAGTAGTTACGCTTCCCGTTGATTCAGTAACAGTAACAGCAGTTCCAGCAATAAATGGGATTCCCCCAACAGCCCTACTTTCAGCAGTTCCAGAACCTAAGTCTAATCTAACAACCTGAATATTTTTACCAGTAGTATTCTGATCAACTAATACATCATAGTCTGAGTTAGTTGTAGAAAATGGATTATTAGTTACTTTTACTGAAGCCATAATTAATCATCCGAATCTTCAGCAGTCCCTTCTAATCCATTTTCTGTTCTAGTAACTACAATCTTTTTTTTGCTCTTTTTCTTTTGTTGCTCTTGAGTCCTCTTTTCCTTTTCATGCTCTCTATCTCGCTCTCTTTCTCTGAACTCTCTTTCTGCCTTAGCCATTTCAAAAGTTAATCTTCTCTCTTCCCTATCATTATCTTGTAACCTATTAGCTTCTGATTGGTTTCGCTCTCTCTCTTTCTCTAATTTCTCTTCCTGTAATCTCTGCTCAGTTAAAAGCTTCTCTTTCTCACTTACTACTACTCGATACTGCTCTAATTCTAAAGTTTTAGCTTGAATAAACTGAGAGTATTCATGCTTGAATCTTTCTAACTCCAGCGTCATAGCTTCAATTGCACTAGATTCCTGCATTTTATTAGCTTCAAGCTGAAGCTTTTGCGACTCAATATTAAAGTCTGCCCCGTTCTTTTCTCCTTCCATCTGTAATTCTTGGGGCTTTAAGAACTCATCTAATGCCAGCTTTCTTTGCTCTAATTCTGCCTTGATATTATTAATCATAATATCAGATTGTAGTTTTTGGTTATCAAGCTCCAGCTTTTGAGCTTGTATTTGAGCATCCATTTGGAGCTTTTGCCCCTCCATTTCAAGCTTCATCTGTTCATAGTCTGGAGGGGGAGGAGATTCTTTTGCTGCCGCATCATTCTCCTCAATCTCTTGCATAGCTTTTTCCCAAGCTCCTTCAAGAGGTCTGCCAGTTCTAAAGGCTCTAATAGTAAATAAAGCCGACTCTATCATCGGCTTCATTAGCTCAGGTCTAAATTGAGATACGTTCTGAATGTTAGATATTAAGCTCTGAACTGCTGAAATATATTCCATCCTAGAAGCTCTATCCTCTTCTTCATCAGTTGCAATAGTGGAATCAGTTTCAATTGTAACTCTGAAAGTTCTTAGCCTATCGTTTTTAAGCATCTCTAATGCTGGATAAAATAACTCTTGGTCAGAAGGTGACATCTGAGCTACTCCGCACATAAGAGCGATACTTTCATCAGTGAATAATCCTGGCTCAAAAATAATTTGGGCCATAATGCTAATAATCTGTCTACAAAATCTCTGAACTTTGCTCTGCCGTTCAGATAGTTTGATAGTAGCCCAGCGCGATTTGCGCTGCTGAGCTGAAGCGGTTTCAGATGGATCTGTAACTCCCCTAGCAATATCAGGAAGCCCAGTAATCAAATCAATTTTAATTAAGCAATCGTCTCTATATGCCATTAGTGGCTCAAGAGCTTGGACAGCTCTCTCAAATGGAAGCCAATCTATAGCCCCACCAAAACCCCCTTTCTCGGTAAAGTTTACCCAGTTTTGAAGAGGCATTACTTGACCATCCCTCAAGCTTAAAACATCTTTAAGCTCTGCATTCATAGCAGCGGAAGAAGCTCCGACAAATCGGACACATTCAACTAATGCAGCAATTCTCTTTGTTACATAATCAACTTCTTCAGCTAACTTTTCATAAATTAAAAAATCTGCAATTGGATAATTAGAATCAGTTCTAGTTGTTGCAGTTAGTGGTTTAGGACAAGAGAAAAACCCTTCAATCCCTAGCGTATCTTCAGCTATTTCAAGAGGAGCTTTTTTATATCCTTCGCTGATCCAGATTCTTTGCTTCTTCTGTAAGTCTTGGATCTCGAAGACTTCAGCTTGCTTTAGAAAATCCTCACTCTCTCCCTTTCCCTTCATTGGATCATGAGTAAGCACTACTTCATTTCCAATATCTCCGAATCTCTCAACAAGTTCCTGCCTTGTCATATAGACTCTTTTGGCTTTCCATCTCACTTCGTATTGATGACGAGCAGGTGATTCAAAATAATCCTTCCAATTTAATGGATCTATGATTACCCTTTCTGATCCTGGGGTGATAAACTCTTGAGTTTCAGAGTCAGGATTAGAATCATCTAGCGATACCGTACTATCTTGAGCATCCGTATCAAACTTAGCCTCATACCTTAACCATACGTTGCCAAGCCCTGGAAGCAAGCAATCATCAACTGCCATACTGACGGCATCGAAGAATCTATCTTCTTGAACAGAAATCATGAAGCTCGTAGATCTTTCTACAATTGAGCAAGCCATTCTCCCAATAGGGTCAGAGTCTTTAAATCTTCTTTCACAAACTATCTTTGGGATTCTAGAGAATACTGCCGGTTTTAATACCTGAATGTTAGACCAGAGGACATTATACATTACTTTGCTAGTTGACTGGCTCCCTGCTGCCTCAACGTCACTTTCACTTGCATAAATCTTTAGGATTTTATCGCCAGCTTTTTCAAATCTTTTTCTTTGCCTTGATTCTTTAACGGCACAAAGTTCTTTCCACCATTTAAGATAAATTCCTTCAGGGGAATTGTTTTTGATGACTTGGCCTTTTTCGTTAATCATTTTTATTTTATTCCTATCTCTTTCCTGATCTAGATTGCATATCTCTTAATTTCCAAAGCTGATCAATTGAGGGAGGGGCAAAATGCTCCTCTAGTTTTTTATCTTGTGGGGGGGCTTCTCTCGCCCAAGGTCTAGTCATTAAAACGTACCTAGTTTGCTCGTAAACGTGATCATCTTTTGCGGAACATTCGTTAGGATTGTGGATGTCGTGCTGAAGACTTGCGATTGTGTCAAGCTCATCAGCCATCTTTTCAAACCAATAGATCATTGGCTTGCCATCAATTCCTACAAGTCGCTCTCTCATTTGGATATGTGAGGGTTGGCGACGCTTATCCGCATTATTAAAGAGGATTCCAAATTTGGCAAAAATTTCTTTAATACTTTCACCGTGTCCCTTCTTTTCATCGATATCGCCACCAGCAACCCTATAAACTACCTTGTCTTTCCATTTTCCTTCTATTAGTTGAAGGTTTTTAGCTACATAAGACGCAGTGACTTTAGCCAAGCCTTTGCCGTACCAAGAGCGATAACAAATGAGAGATCCCCTAGGGTAGGGGGTATTAACGCCATCACTGACAGCCCACCACCCGATTGAAAATGGGTCGGCCTCTCCGCACGAGCCCCAATCCATAGACATAATGCGTGTCCAATGCTTAGGGATTTGGAACCATTTGATAAGATGAACATCGGGATTGATTTCGGGGAAAAAAGCCCCGATGACAGCATTCCAATTACCATTTAATAACGCATCAACAAGAGTAGGGGGAAGACCAGATAACCCTTTTTTAACCTCGGCGCGATTGACGAAAGGATTGTCATCGACTCTAGCAGGAACGAACTGTCTAGTATGTCCACCATCTGATTCATCTGCTTTGTAGTACTGCAGCGGAGGCTTGGCAGCAAAGCCATTCTTGAGATAGAGATGTCCGACTCCTCCAGGGTTAGAAGTATAGACAGCACGGGGGAAGTAATAACTCGGTTCATCGGGGGAGGCCCATTCAGATTCAGGCTTTTTATACTTATCAGGAATCTTTAGAGCCTTTGGAATACGCATACGAGAGCGAAGGAATCGAATCATTGGCTCACTAAATTGCGTAGCCTCTTCGATGAAAAGAACATGAATCTCAACACCATAATATTTAGTTAAATCTTTTTGATGTTGAAGATGACAAAGAAAAATCTTTGAGCCGTTCCAGAATCTAATCTCACCGTCTACGATTTCACATAGTCTTTTAGCGGTTAGCGGAGATTTTGGATGGGTGCCATTACACCAAGCAGCGAGAAGAGCGCGGAAGCCGGTTGGCCCCTCAAGATGATTCTTAACTAGATCGTCATACAAACGCCGGAAGATATAGATTTGAATACCTGGAATCTCCAAAGCCCAGAGGATAGCAAGGACTCTAGTCATGTGAGATTTGCCACCAGAAGCAGCACCGCCATAAAGCAACTCAGTTGCTTTAGATTCAAGGACTAAAGCTTGCTTCGGTGTAAGATTAAAATTTAGATGCAGGGGGTTTTCTTGCATACATTAAAAACTAAACTAGTTTTTAAATTGGATAAGGTTTTATTATAAATTGTAATCTTATTTTGAAGATTAGAAAACTTTTAATCTTTTTTGATTACAGAGATAGAGATCGATGGAATGAGATCTGCACCATCTTTACCTGTATGCTGGATCTCTTGAGAAGGCTTACCCATTCCTCGATCTAGAATGATTTGAGCTGCTAGAGCTCGCTCCTTAGCGTTGCCGGTTTGGAGGATATCTAAAAGTGTCTCGATTGCAAGCTTGCAGTTATCACGAGCTAGATTTTTAGCCTCGATTTGTGCATCTGTCTCCTTTGCCTTCCCGGAAGGATTGCCTGATTGACCTGGTTTCCATGCTCCCATAGGGGTGTCCAAAAATACTACAACTGTCCAAAGTTTGGACAGTTTGAGGGTCTAAGTCAAGAAAAGTGTCCAAAATTTGGACAGTGCTACCAGAGATCAATAGGTTACAAACAAAGTTAATCAAGTGATTAAATAAAAAATTTGCATAAAACTCGGAAATGTGTTGACAGGGCAGTTAAATTTATTTAATCTGGGGGTGTCCTGATTGATGGACAACTTTAACAAAGGAAACTTATGATAACTATACTTGAAACAGCAAATAACTTAGACCTTTCCGGCTCCCATTCTACATTTTATATTAAAACCTTAAATCTCCGTTTCCATCGTTATACTAGCGCAATTGAGCTTGTGGATCTAACTAACGCGATGCAAAAAGGGATGACCTGCAAAAGAGTTATGGTTAGATGGGATCATCATAATTTCAATGATTCAATCTTTTGGAATTTTCTAAATGATAACTATAACGGAGATCTTCTCGCTTTTGTAAAATCAAGAATTTCAGAAGCTGATGAAGTTATCGCTCCAAATTTAGCTTGTGAAATGAGATTCCAGGCATCAAATCGTACTTATAGCCCCTTCACCGTTGGATCATTCAAGAAACTAGATAAACTTCCAACTAAATGGACATTAACCCATGCAATCAAAGCCCTTGTGAATGG